ATCCGGCTGCAAATGTCTTGATATATACGGCTGCCAAATATGCACCTATCACGATACTGATTGCCTTATCAAAACCTGCTAAACCCAATAGACCTGTGACTGGTCCCAATTCGCCAAATGAGGCAATTGCCTGCCTCTTGTAATAGTCAGTAAATGCAGATAATCCGGTTACTGTTGCGAGTCCTAATCCTGCTCCTAACAAAACTTGGCCGAGCCATGAATCAGTTAGGTTTTTAAATAATGTGGTGAGCCAAGCAAAGATATTTCGCATTTAAACCTCACGTATTGCATTGCTAACAATGCCTAATGCAACTAAATAACCAAAGCCAATAACAGCAGGTCGAACCTTTAGAGCAAAATCACAGTAAGGTGATAAATCAAAAGAGATCGGCACAGAGACAGAGCCAACTGAAATAGTATTCACTTCAAAAGTAGGACATTGACCGCCGAACTGTACATACATCTGGTCAAACTGAGACGGGTCTTGTACTTCCTTTTCGTCTACATTTACCTCTGTATCTTTTTCTTTTTCGAGGTTTGGTTCCTTCCAAAAATCAGACCAAGCTAAAGAAATTGAGCTAGCCCATCCATCGGCTTTTTGATTTGCTGTATTCCACCAGTTTGTTAAAGTGCGCGGAAAAGATATAACTGTTTGAGCAGCTTCACAGACAGTTGGGGCCCAGCCGCAGAACG